TTTATACGAAAATGATCCTGATACTTTACCAGAAAATCAAGAAGAACTAGAGCTTCACATGCAGCTAAGCTATAAGCAAGCTGTAGAAATAGCAGAAGAACAAGCTATCAATGTGTTATTGCAAGGTAACAATTACGATTTAATAAAAAGAAGACTGTATTACGATTTAACAGTTTTAGGTATTGCGGCTGTAAAAACAAACTTCACTACTTCAGACGGCGTTACTATTGACTATGTAGATCCAGCCGATTTAGTTTATTCTTATACTGAGTCGCCATACTTTGACGACATATACTATGTAGGTGAAGTTAAGACTATACCTATAAACGAGCTTGCAAAACAATTTCCACACTTAACGCAAGATGATTTAGAAGAAATACAAAACTCAGGTTACACGCAAAAATCTAACTACAATAAAAGCGGGGCTAGATACGAAGATACAGATAGAAATAAAGTTCAAGTTTTATACTTTAATTATAAAACATATATGAACGAAGTTTACAAAGTAAAAGAAACAGGTAGTGGAGCTATGAAGCTAATTGAAAAAGATGATAGCTTTGATCCGCCTGCAGATGCTCAAGGTAATTTTTCAAAACTAGAAAGAGCTATTGAAACTCTTTACGAAGGCGCTTTAGTTTTAGGTACTAGCAAGCTACTTAAATGGGAAATGTCTGAAAACATGATGAGGTCAAAAAGTAATTTTACTAAAGTAAAAATGAATTATAGTATTGTTGCTCCTCGTATGTACAAAGGCAAAATTGAATCACTAGTTAGAAGAATAACTGGCTTTGCTGATATGATACAGCTCACACATTTGAAGCTACAACAAGTGATGTCACGTATGGTTCCAGACGGCGTGTATCTTGACGCTGATGGCTTGGCTGAAGTAGACTTAGGTAACGGCACAAACTATAATCCACAAGAAGCTTTAAATATGTTCTTTCAAACAGGTAGTGTTATAGGTAGATCGTTTACAAGCGAAGGTGATATAAATCCCGGTAAAGTGCCTATACAAGAAATAACTAGTGGTAGTGGCGGTAATAAAATCAACGCTTTAATAGGAAATTACAACTACTACATGCAAATGATTAGAGACGCTACTGGCCTAAATGAAGCTCGTGACGGTAGTTTACCAGACGAAAGAGCTTTGCTTGGTGTTCAAAAGCTAGCTGCTGCTAATAGTAACACCGCTACAAGACATATATTAAATTCTGGATTATTTTTAACAGCTGAAGTTGCAGAGCAATTATCTCTTAGAATATCAGACATTATTGAGTACTCGCCAACTAAAGAAGCTTTTATACAAAGCATAGGCGTACACAATGTTGCTACGCTTGAAGAAATGTCAGAACTTCATCTATACGACTTTGGTATATTCTTAGAGCTAGCTCCAGACGAAGAAGAAAAAGCTATACTTGAAAACAATATACAGCAAGCTTTATCGCAAAAAACTATCGATCTTGAAGATGTTATTGATCTTAGAGATATAAGTAATGTTAAAGTTGCTAATCAAATGCTTAAGATAAGAAGAAATAAAAAGCAGCAAAAAGATCAGCAAATGCAACAGCAGAACATACAAGCTCAAGCTCAAGCTAACGTTCAACAGCAACAAGCTTCTGCTCAGTTAGAAATACAAAAGCAACAAGCGTTAAAACAAGCTGAAGCTCAAATGATGCAGTTGCAAGCTCAGCTCGACGCTAGTAGAATACAGGCTGAGTCGCAAATGAAAGCTCAACTTGCAGCTCAAAAGTTTCAGTTTGACATGCAGTTAAAATCTTTAGAAACTCAAGGAATTAAAGACAGAGAGAGAACTAAAGAAGATCGAAAAGATAAAAGAACAAAAATACAAGCCTCTCAACAGTCAGAGCTTATAGATCAAAGAAAAACAGGTGGATCACCTAAAAACTTTGATTCTGCAAGTAATGATATACTTGGAGGTGGGCCTAGCATAGATGATAATATGCCTATGCAATAACACTAATTTATATATTATTTTATTATGGAAGAAAACGAAAACGTAGTTGAAGAAACTACACAAGAGCAAACTATTGACGAAAGCAAATTTCAAAGCGCTGGAGATGATAGTGTAATTAAAATAGATTTAGATAAACCTGTAGAAGATGCCACTAGAGAGCAAAGCACAGATGAGGTACCTGTTCGCGACGAATCCGAAACTAGCGAAGAGGTACGTGAAGAAAACGTCGAAGAAAAAGTTGAAGAGCCTGCCGGAGAAGAAAAGCCCGAACAAGTTCAAGATGAAGAGCCCGTCGTTCAAGAAATAACTGATGAAGAAGTTGCTGAAGAAGTAGAAGAAGTAACTGAGCAAGTTCAAGAAGCTGTAGCTGAAGCTGAGGCTACAGGTAAACCACTACCTGAAAATATTCAAAAGCTAGTTGACTTTATGAATGATACAGGTGGAGATATAGAAGATTACGTTAAGTTAAACAAAGATTATTCTAACTTAGACAATGTAAGTCTTCTTAGAGAATATTATAGACAAACTAAACCTCATTTAACTGCAGAAGAAGTTGACTTTTTAATGGAAGATCAATTTTCTTTTGACGAAGAAGTTGATGAGGAGAGAGATATAAAAAGAAAAAAATTAGCTTTGAAGGAGCAAGTTGCTCAAGCAAAGAACCACTTGGAAAGTGTAAAATCCAAATATTACGATAGTATAAAACAAGGCTCTAAGCTAACAACTGAACAGCAAAAGGCTATTGATTTTTTCAATCGTTATAACAAAGAGTCGGAAGACAATAAAAAAGTAGCTGAACAACAGAAACGAACGTTTTTAAATAAAACTAATCAACTATTCAACAAGAACTTCAAAGGTTTTGAATATAATGTTGGAGATAAAAAGTTTAGATATAATGTTAAAAACACAGATACTGTTAAAGATACTCAAAGCGATATTAATAACTTTATAGGAAAGTTTCTTAATGAAAGTAATGAAATGTCAGATGCTAAGGGCTATCATAAGAGTTTATTCACGGCTATGAACGCTGACGCTATAGCACAGCACTTTTATGAGCAAGGTAAAGCAGATGCTTTAAAAGAAAGTATTGCTAAATCTAAAAATGTTAGTATGAATCCTCGCCAAGAATTTGGTGGCACTCAGAATAACAGCGGTATGAAAGTTAAAGTGTTAGGCGACAACTCTTCTGATTTTAAATTTAGAATTAAAAAAAATAGATAACATTTAAAACATTTTATTATGGCAATTACTCCAGGTGGTAGTTTGAATAGTGTGCCTTCGGCTAGAAAGCAAACATTATCTACAAACTACTTAGACCTATCATCAAGCACAAACGCTGGGTGGGGTCAACAATACGTACCTGACCTAATGGAAAAAGAAGCGGAAGTATTTGGTCCTCGTACCATTTCTGGTTTTCTTTCTCAAGTAGGTGCAGAAGAGGCTATGACAGCTGATCAAGTTGTATGGTCTGAACAATCAAGATTACACCTTTCTTACAAAGGTCACATCGAAGACAATAATGCTGCTGGTGGTGGTACTATCACTATCGAAGCTGATATTGATGGTATAACTACAGATATAGCTAATCACGGTGTTAGATTAAACGATACTATTATCGTTGCAAACTCTGAAGCTGTAGCTAAGTGTATCGTCTCTAATGTAAACAATGCTGTTATTACAGTAAGACCTTACGGTTTTATTACTTTAGCGGCTGCTGGTTTTTCTACTGAAAACGGTGTTCAAGATACTACTATCTTAGTTTACGGTTCTGAGTATGGAAAAGCTCAAGGTTACTTTACTAATGATGCTGCTTCTAGAGTTTCTGAAACTCACGCGGCTAACGAACCAAAGTTCAAGAGCTTCACTAACAAGCCTATCATTATGAAAGACTATTACGAAGTATCTGGATCAGATGCATCTCGTATTGGTTGGGTAGAAATTTCTACTGAAAACGGACAAGGCGGTTACTTATGGTATTTAAAAGCTGAGTCTGACACTAGAGCTCGTTTCTCTGACTATGTTGAAATGGCTATGTTAGAAGCTGAAAAGAATAGTGACGCTGATTCTGGTGTTGAACTTTTAGTTGACGATTATTTAAGAGCTGACGGCGATGTAGTTGGTACTGAAGGTTTGTTTGCTGCTATTGAAAATAGAGGTAACGTTTCTTCTGGTATTACTGGCGTTAACGCTGCTACTGACTTAGCTGAGTTTGATGCTATTTTAGCTGAATTTGACAAGCAAGGTGCTATTGAGGAAAACATGTTCTTCTTGAACAGAACTACTTCTTTAGCTATCGATGACATGTTAGCTTCTATGAACTCTTATGGTGCTGGTGGTACATCTTACGGTGTATTCAACAACTCTGAAGATATGGCATTAAACTTAGGCTTCTCTGGTTTCCGTAGAGGATCTTACGACTTCTATAAGTCTGACTTCCGTTACTTAAACGACAAAGCTACTCGTGGTGGTATTAATACTGCTGCAGGTTCTAACGCTATTCGTGGTGTTGTAATTCCAGCTGGTTCTTCATCTGTGTATGATCAAACTGTTGGAGCTTCAATTAAGCGTCCGTTTTTACACGTACGTTTTAGAGCTTCTCAAACTGATGATCGTAGAATGAAGACTTGGACTACTGGTTCAGTTGGAGCTGCTACATCTGCTTTAGATTCAATGCAACTACACTTCTTAACTGAAAGATGTTTGATTACTCAAGGTGCAAACAACTTCATGTTATTGAAGTAAATTGATTATGGTCGAGGGCTACGGCCCTCGATCTTTTTTAACTTTTATTATATTATATCATGGCAAAGAAAAAAACTGCAGCAAAAGCTGCGCCTGAGGTTGAAGTAGCACAACCAGAAATTAAAGCTACAAATAAAATGGTTGAAGTAGTCATTGACAAGCCTCAACCTAAAAAACCAACTTGGGAAATAAAAGATAGAGTTTATTATTTAAAAGGAAACAAAAAACCAATATCAAGATCTATAAGATCTGCAAATGTTTTTTGGTTTGACGAAGAGAAAGGTTACGAAAGAGAATTAAAGTATTGTGAAAATCAAAAAACACCTTTTGTTGATGAAATGGTAGGTGATCAAAGATTATCACATATAATTTTTCAAAACGGAGCGTTGTTTGTTGAAAGAACTAAAACTACACTTCAAAAGCTTCTTTCTTTGTATCACCCTGATAAAGATAAATTATTTTATGAGCATAAGCCAGCGGAGATAGCTGAAAGCGAAATAGAAGTTTTAGAAATGGAAGCTGACGCTATAATTTTAGCTAGACAAATTGATATTGATATGGCTGAGGCTATCATGCGTGTAGAAAAAGGCTCTGAGGTATCTAAGATGAGTTCTAAAGAACTTAAAAGAGATTTATTAGTGTTTGCACGAAATAATCCTGCTTTGTTCTTAGAGTTAGCTGCTGACGACAACGTGCAACTTAGGAACTTTGGTATTAAAGCAGTGGAACTTGGAATTGTTAAGTTATCTAACGATCAAAGAAACTTTTTGTGGGGATCAACAGATAGAAAAATAATGACTGTGCCATTCGATGAGCATCCATATACCGCTCTTGCACATTGGTTTAAAACTGATGAAGGTATGGAGATTTATGCTAACATAGAAAAGCGATTAAACGCGTAATCATTTATAGAAGAGTAACCGCTCTTCGGGGTGGTTACTTAACTATAAAATATATATAATGGCGGTAAATGTAAATACAGTATATCAAACAGTTTTAGCGCTAGCTAACAAAGAGCAAAGAGGCTATATAACTCCTCAAGAATTTAATCTGTTTGCAAAGCAAGCTCAGATGCAAATATATGAGCAATATTTTTACGACTTAAATCAATTTAAAAGAGTTCCAGGTAATTCTACTGAGTTCTCTAATATGACAGATTTAATAGAGCAAAAACTTAACAGAAGGTTTTTAAGATCTGTTGAATCAGATAATTCACCTGTTGTAGGTATACCTGACAGTTTTAGTGAAGTTTTTCATAGACTTTCTGACGTTACTATTTCATACAAGCACGTGTACAACAGGCCGGCTAAAACTTACAAAGTAGATATAATGCCTAAAGAAAAAGTAGATTTAATAGTTTCTTCAGGGCCATTAACAAGACCTTCTTTTACTAGGCCTATAGGTTATTTATATAGAAATCAAGTTTATATACTTCCTTTTAAAAATATAGATACAACCTTTAATCCTGGAACACATAGTAAAGTTTTTGTGAGCTACTACATACAGCCAAAACCTCCTAGATGGACTTATATTACAGCTGGAACTAAAGCTATATTTAATGCTTCTGCCGGTGATTTACAACACTTTGAGCTACACGCTTCTGAAGAGTATGATTTAATATTAAAAATACTACAAATGGCGGGTATATCTATAAAAGAATTTGCTTTAACTCAAGCGTCTGGCCAAGCAGAAGTAAATATAATATCACAACAAAAACAATAAAAAATGGCTTATTTAGACGGACAAACTCAAAGAGAATACTATGAAGGTCGAGAGTACGGCCAATATCAATTTGTATCACTTCAAGATGTAATAAGCCAGTTTATGGTAGCTTATGTTGGTGACAATAAACTAATAACAAGCGTTGATAGAACAGACGTTGCTTTTTTTGCTCAAAGAGGTTTAGCTGAACTATCTTTCGATACGTTAAAATCTTTTAAAAGTCAAAGTATAATATTGCCGCCTACTTTAGTTATGCCTCTGCCGCACGACTATGTAAATTATACAAGAGTTGTTTGGTGTGACGAGTCAGGTATTAAGCGACCGCTTTATAGAACTACAGACACTCAAAATCCTTTTCAAATTAAACAAACTTGGGGTGGTGGTTATGATTTTCAACCAAATAATTCTGCTATAACATTTAATGATTTTACAGCTCTAAATGGTGTTACAGAGTTTTCTCAGTACTGGCAAAAAACACCTAATGATTCTGGTAGTCAAGCTATAAATGCTTTCACAGGACAAACTAACCAACTTGGTGGAGGTGTTGCGCATCCTAATCCTTGGTTAAGTCTATCAGAATCCTTAAGTGATACTACTGAAGGAGGTTATGGTAATGGAGAAATGAATCTTTGGACTGGTGCTATAACAGAAATAGCTAACGACCAGCTGATATTTAGAATACATCAAACTTCATCGCAAGGAAATATTCACGGTAGCTGTTTAGCTGTTTGGCAGGAAATCGATGCTTCAAATATAGATTTGCTAGTGTTAAGAGCTAAAGCTGTTACAGATGCAGCTGGAACAATGAACGTTACTTTAATTCAAGATGCTGCAAGTACTGCTTTAAACGAAGCTACAACATATAACAAAGCATACAACTCTCCAGCTTCTACGGTTAGAATTGGCTTAACAACTAAAGTTCCAGATACTAATACTAAAATGTATGAATATATTTCTAATATTCCAGAATATTCTACACCTGCTACTTACAACACCGAAACAGATCTTTTTGATATAGGCTATTTAGAGTGGACTGGTGGCATAGATAATAATGTTGAAAAAACATTAGAGTTGCCTACAAACGTTCTTGATGGCCCTGTTTATTTTGTTATGCTAGGTTTTGCACAATGGGAAGATGGTATTGGAGGAACTCAAGGGCAAAGCGAGTTGTACGTTCAGCCAAGAGTTAGCTATGTAAGTTTAGAAAACTTTTATCCTGCTGATACATTAGAAGAAGCTACTGGCTATTATCAAAGCTCTATTATGTGGGAAAAATATAAAGATATAGAGTCTGCAGAAATACAAAACCAAGACTATAAAGATCCTGATTATCAAAGATCATTTTTAGACGAAAGATATGGTTTAGATCCTTCTAGAG